GTTAGTTAACCTTGAGTATTTCTAAGGCATCTCTTACAGTACGAGCTACCCCTGTAATTCCTCCAGCTTTCTTAACAGCTTGAAGCCAATTATGCTGATTTTTTGAGAGTTGTCCAGTATTTGTTTTAACTTCGATACTTGTAAAAACTGCCAAGTCTTTCCCGATCATCTCAGGAGTAATTTTGATAGTCTTAAAACCAATAAGGTCAGAACTACCTTTTGCCAAACCAAACTGTACCCATCTCCCTGTTCTAGGGTCTGGAAGTTTTCCAGTTTCGTTGCGAAATAAACGTAATTCAGAATGTTGTCCAAGAGCTAACCTTATATTTTGTTGTAAAACTGTCTCTTGGTTTGACATCTAAAGATGTAGTTTTTTCCATAATACATTACTTTATAAAATTTTCAGAGTGGCATACCTGTAAGAGAATCTACTTTGTTGTCAGAGAACTTACTTCGGAGTTTATCTAACATAGCCACATGATCTTGTTCAAAACCATCATTCAATCGTTCTTGTCGTTGCTCTTCATACATAGAGGTAAATCTGCCACTATAAAACTTTTCTCTTACAAGATTTCGTAAATACTGACTAATAGATAAACCACGTTTCTCGGCTTCTCGTTTTATAAACTCATGCCGATCTGGTTCGAGTTGAAAAATTACTCGAACATACTTCTTGTCATCCATGTTATAAAAATTAGTTAGGTTTGTACAAACCACTAAGTTACATTAGTGGCTTGTGTTGATGATATTTCCATTATCTCATTTGTAGATGGTAATTCAGTAAATGGCTTAAATGGATCTTCCAATGCTTGTCTTATATATGTTGTATCTGTACCACACATAAAATGATGTGCTGCTCTTAATGTATATGCCCAAGCATCAGCACTATTCCAATATGTAGCTTTAAGAGAAGAATCACAAGTCCTGTTAAACAATAATTGTGCTGCCCTATCAACAGGTCTTATATCTTTATCCACACCATTAATAGGAGATGCCATACCAGAAGATACGATATTAAGAAAATGAATTGCCCTTTCTTTTGGTGTCATATCGTGATTTAATTTACGCTTTCCAGACCTTTTGTTATATATCATTTCAGCATAAATTTTTAATGCTGCTGCGATAAAGATAGCTCTTGTTTTAGAGCAATGCAATTTACTTACATATGCAAGAAACTGATCGTGCTTAATATAAGTTTGAGCAACAATATTATCGTGGCAAGGTCTTGAGAATTGTTCTGTACCTGTAGTATTGTTTACTTTAGACATTGCGTGTCTTATTATCGAACACTCTTTACGAGATATTCTTATACCGCTAACAGTAATACGATCTGACATAACCCTAGACTTACCTACATCCATAATTAGTTTGGATTTATCTGGTAAATTTTTGATAACGATAAAAGGTTGAGTAAGACCAGTTTTTATAACTGCTAATAACCTGTGCTGTCCATTAACTAATGTATTTTCTGTATTAAAACAAATAGCAGAATCAGAAAGAATAAAGCGACCAGCTTTCATTTCTCTTTCAAGTTCCAAAATATTATTTAGAACAGTTTTTCTATTATTGGCAAAATTACGATTCATATAAATCTGTGCCTGTTGTGGAGTTATAAACTCGATACCTACTTGAACATCTTTGTACTGCTCAGTAAGTTTGGAAGTAACTTCTTGTAGTGTCATCACTTTTGGAATCTGTAACATCACTATATGTACAGAATTAAGCTATGTCAACAATTATAACTGTCTAGTTTACCGACCTGTGACATCAGAACCCAAATAAGTCGTCATCATCATAGCTTTCCTTGCGTTTTCTCTTCTTAGCAATCTCCCATCTTAACTTAGCCCAATACGCATTATGCCCACGTTTCTTTGCAAGCTTTAACCAATCTTTTAATGTCTTACAACTCCACTCTTCTTCTTTTTTTCTACGTTGTTGCTCTGATCTAATAACGGCAATATCATCTATCTCTACTTCGGCTAAAGTAACCAAACTTAAAAATTGTTCTGTAAATTTTTTCTTTGCATAATCTGTATGTTTTGAATGAATACCATACAAGTCTCTTTTACAAAAATCTTTAAATTGTGCTGGGGTAAAACATTTAGCCTTTGGATTCTTTCGACCTAATGAAAATTGAAAACCTGTTTTTCTCTGGTCATCATCCCAAGCATAAAAATATAATTTTGCACCTGTAGATTTTTCTATAAGTGGATCTCCCTCATCTAGCTTTAATTGTTTTTTCATCTTTACTAACTCTCCATCCTCATATGTAATTTCTCTTTTTCTTACTTCTTTTTTATGACCACAAACAGGGCATATTGGTTGTGGTCTATAAACTGCAAAACATTGCTCGCAAGTTTCTACTGCTGGTGCAAGTTCTCCTTTTCTTTTTGTTTTTGCTTTCTGGTGGAGATCAAACTCTCTAACATCATCAACAAATCCATGACGTTTTGTATTACCTACATGATCTAAAACTATTGCAACTTTATTAGGTTCTGGTCTAAGAACTCTGCCTACCTGTTGTATATATAAAGCTTCTGATTGTGTCGGCCTGAGAAGAATAGCAACATAGCAACCTTCAACGTCAAATCCCTCGCTAACTACATCTATAGAAACTAATATCTGTACCTTTCCATCTTTAAAATTATCTATTAATGTTTTTCTATCATCAGACTTCATAGAACCTGTTATAAGTTCTGCTGTATATCCAGCCTGTTTAAATTTATTAGTTACATACTGTCCATGCTTTACTGATATGCAAAATGCTATAGCTGGCTTGTTCTGTCCAAGTCTTCGATAATTCTCTACTGCATCACCAACTATATCAACCTTATCTAACTCGTCTTCTACCTCTTTTTTACTGTAATCACCCCTAATTGTCCTTATTTTGTCTAAATTTAGCTTATTTGGCGGTGCATATACTTCATGTTCTGCTAAATATTTTTGTTCTACAAGTTCTGGTATTGTAGATCCAATTATAAGTTTATCGAATATTTCGCCTAACCCTGCACCTGTCATTCTCATAGGTGTAGCTGTTACACCAAGTTTTATTGCTGATTTATAAAAGTCAAATATCTTTCGCCAAGAATTAGCTACTGCATGATGAGCTTCATCAATAATTATCAAGTCAAATTGATTTGAATTATTAAGTCTGTTAATTAAAGTTTGCACAGAGGCAACTTGTACATTACTCTTAGATTCCTTACGGCCTGCTGCAATTATTCCGTATTTAACACCTGCCTTAGTTAATTTATCGCCAGCCTGATCTACTAATTCTTTTCGGTGTACAAGAATAAGAACATTTGCACCCTTTAACCCTGCAAGTCTTGTTATTTCAGAAAAGATAACAGTCTTGCCTGCACCTGTAGGAAGAGTAAGCAGCACAGATCTATACTTTGCTTGAAACGACTTTCTTACGTTAGAGATTGCTGAATTTTGATAATCTCTTAGTTGCATAGGGTTGACATTTGTTGTTCTATACTATAATATGTTGTTATATGTGTCAAGTAATTTATGGAAAAGCCTAGCAACTGGAGCAAGCTGCAAAAAGAAACAAGTGCAGAGTTTGTAGACAAATTATTGCTATATGTAAGGACTAATAATTTTGAAGCATTTTGTTTCGCTGTTGATCGAGGTATGTGGTATTACGGCCAAGAAAAACTAACTTATCTAATGCACAAAAACCTGTTAACAAAAATCTCTGAGTGTGGTGAGTTAGATAAATTTTTAGCGTGGGGAGCAAAATTTGATGATCTATAAACCACTTGTAATGTCTAACGAAGAGTATCACGCTAAGATTAAGTACGAGTCTTCTTCCTCTGTTCGCAAAGTATTAACTAGCCCTAAAAAATATTTACACGATAAGACTGCTGAATCTGTACCTACTAAAGCTATGGAAGAAGGTACTGCTGTTCATACATTCTTTTTAGAGAATGAATTGTTTAAAAATAGATATTGTTTCAAACCTAAAGCATTTAATGGTAGGACTAAAGAAGGTAAGCAATGGATGGAAGAGCATGGTCATCTAAATATATTGGCTGCTGAGTGGGAAGAAAACCTTATACACATGAACCATAGTTTCTTAGCAAGTCCAGCTAAGATGATCTACGACATGGAAGGATTAACAGAATTAAGCTTTTTTAGTGAAGATTTAGGCGGAATAAGGGCAAAATGTAGGCCAGATTGGATTTCACACGATAAAAACATAGTTGTTGATCTTAAGACTACACAAGATGCAAGTCCTAAAGGTTTCCAAAAATCTATAGGTCAATTTGGCTACCATATCCAAGCTGCATTTTATTTACGAACTTTGCAGAATTTAGGCTTTGATTCTTATGACTTTATATTTATTGCCATAGAAAAAACAGCACCTTTCTGTGTCGGAGTTTATCGTGCTAGTACAGAAATGATTGAAGAAGGTAATAAAAAAGTAGATGAAGCTATTGACAAAATATTATGGTGTAAAGAAAACGATTCTTACCCAGACTATACTCCTAACGAAATAGAAACAATAGACTTACCTCCTTGGATGACCAAGAAGAAAGATCAAACGTCATCTGATGAGGAAATTCAACTTTACTGATGAGAAAAGAATTTCCTTACGACCCTTATGAGGGCATGGTCTTTTACGACCCAGAAACAGAAAAAACTTGGGTGTTTACTCGTGATGAGTGGGTAGACATCACTTATGAGGACATTACCTATGACATCTGAAATTACTAAAACCAATCCAGAGGCCGAGTCCTCTATCTATCAATCTACCGAGTCTTTTGAGTTTGCTCAAAGACAAGCTAAAAGCTTATGCGAATCTGATCTTGTACCAACAAGCTATCAAGGTCAAAAAGGATTATCTAACTGTCTTGTCGCATTAGAGATGAGCAAGAGAATGAATCTTAGTCCTTTGACTGTTATGCAAAACTTAAATGTTATACATGGCAGGCCAACATGGAGTTCTCAATTTATAACCTCTAACATACTTGGCTGCGGTAGATTTAAGAACTTTGACTATGTTGTTACTGGTAAAGATGATACTTTAGCTGTACAATGCCAAGCCATAAGACTTGAAGATAATAAGTTAGTAAAAGGTACAGCCGTAACAATGAAAATGGCACAGAAAGAAGGTTGGACTAGAAAAAATCCTAAGTATCAATCAATGCCAGAAATAATGTTAAAAGCGAGAGCAGCTACTTTTTTTGGTAGGCAATACATACCTGATCTTTTATTAGGTGTGCAGACTAGCGAGGAAGTAGTTGATATACAGCCGATTGATGTTACCACAGGTAATGTTGAGGTAGTACAGGAGGTTACAGATGACTTCGGATTCTAAGCAAGAGTTTTTAACACCTAGCGAGCTTGCTGAAAGATGGCGAGTTCATATCGGTTCTGTTGAAAGATGGAGAAGAGAAGGCAAACCGCCTTCTTTCTACACCATCAATGGAAAGATCCTCTATAAGTTGGCTGAGATAGAGGATTTAGAATTAGCCAAACGTCAATCCAATTAATTTTTATCTATGGACTTTAAATTACCACTTGCAGTTTTCTCACAAACAGAAGAAGACCACAAAAAGCGTTATAAGGAGAACTACGATCCTAACAAAAACTATCCTAAGTATTCTGGAGTTATGCAGATTACAGAGGCCGACATTATTAAGCTATGTACTTATGTGCAAAAAGCAAAGCCAGAGCATAGCGACTTTCATGGAGAAGGTGTAGTTACTATTAGAGCTACAGGCTACCTCAATGAAAGTAAACAAGGTAAAAAGTATATCGGTCTTAACCTAGAGCCTGACTATAAGACTATGAAGGCTATAGAAGAAGCTGATGCTAGTCCTGAGTGGAAAAGCAGCCCTAAAGTACCTGACAAAAAAGAAGAGGAGTTTCCTTTTTAAATATGGGGCTATGAAGAGTTTTTTGGTGAGTTTTTCGCTTCATGTAAGACCCCTAATTTTTAGTAGATTTTAAGTCAAATTAAGCTAAAATAGAATGAAATTATCCTTATCTATGCCTTTAACATTTAACAGTAAACAGATTGATAAAGTTGTCACGATTGATGATGTCGGGTCTTTGTCTAATCCAGAAGTTTTGTTGTTAAAAGATGAGCTTATGACGGCTATAAAAAATATGGATGATTATATTAAGAAATTTAAACAGGAAAAACAAGAAAGATATGACAAAGATTGGCATCAAAAAGTAAGACGCAAACAACAGGTATGCAAAGCGTTTTTATCACAACTTATAAGTTTAGACCACGATGAAGCTTTATTTAGGTCAATATATGATAAACATTTTTCGCAAATTATCTTAGAATATATAGATAGGAACGAGTTTAGATCTATCCATAACAAAGCACGTTCTTTAGCTATTGCTGAATTAGAAAAGATAACATGACACCAAAACAAAGTCGAAAATCAGAACTTAAGCTTTTAAAACTAAGAGAAAACAAATTAGAAGAGTTAGCAAAAAAATTAGATTCTGATATTAGAGGTTACGATCATATTGTTGAATATGCAGATAATCATACTGTAAGTCTTCGTAGTGATTGGGTAGACGAAAATATTAGAACTATTATTATTAAACATAATTACCAAGTAAATAAAGTTGAAAAAATGTTAATTAGAGATTTTACTGATAAAGAACAGGAGGCAGCAGAAAATGCAATCGGAGAATTTTAGAGATAAGGAAATATTGGCAATGACACCTGACATGGAAGGTGTAACTAGACCAGCAAAAGATAAAAAAACAAAAAAATTTACATTTATTGTTAAAGGAATAGGAATAGGAACTGCTCCAATGAAAATATCTACAAATGCGGAGACACAAGCTAAAGCTATTAAATATATTAAGGCTAGATGGAAAGATTGTAGTTACGAATTGATATAAAAATCATAAAAAAATCTTGTATGTCACACATTTAGCCTGTAAGGGTCATTTTGGAGTCCAGCCAATATATTATGGTCTTACATATAAATTCAAAGGTTGGTTTTATGACGGAAAAGTTGTCTATTACAGCAAAACATTTGAGACACGATCAGAAGCACAGGCAGCAGCAGAGAGACTTAGGGCAAATAGTATGTTGCGGTAATCATGTATTTAGAGTTATAAATGGTACAAGATACTGGTTAAGTCCTCCACCTGATGACTACGAGGCATAAACATACAAATGGCTTCTCTTAGATACCATGCTGGTCGCATGGTTCTATATGAAGAAGAGCCTACAGTATGGCGAGTAAAAATTAAAACAAAAAAAGGTAAACTTGATTTACCTCTTAAAGCTAAAGAATTAGAACCTGCACTAATAGAGGCAGAATATTTGTATGCTGATGCAAGATGTATGAGTAGAGATCATCCTCTATGTATAGATTGCATACATCATCTAGTTATAAAAGCAGAATGTGGTCTTGGTATGCCAGAAGGTAAAGCTAGTGGGGGAGTTTGGGCGAAGGATTGCGCTTATTTTTGGGAGAAGAAGATTTAGGATCTAGCCTATCTATATGATCTCCAGCTTGGTTTATTATTTTTACTAATCTAAAATTTTCTTTTGCAAAAGCACTTATAAGATCTGGTATGTCGTTAGGATCTAAGGTTTCTATAACGTGACGTAAAAATATCTCAACGTGTAATTCTTCTTCTAATGTAACGTCAGCCAAGACCCAAGGCTCTACTTTGCGCCTTTTTTTAGCTTGTTTGTTAAACCAGTTTGACCAAGGCATTACAAGTTTCATTACAAGTCCCTCCAACCACACACTAGCGTACTGGTTTAATAAGGCAACAAAGCTATACTTGGCTTAGTTACACTTACACACTATGCCCGGTCATTACGGAACAGGGATGAAAAAGAAAAAGAAGAAGAAAGGCGGTAAAAAGTAATTATCTGCCGGGAAATAAAGCTTTTTCTAACATATCGCAAAGGCGATCATCTACTGTATTATCAGTTTTTTTAACCATAGCTCGTACTATATCAAGTGCGAGTTTTTTTATTGCAGATCCTCTAAGAAAAGCAAAAAGGATAGGTTCAAGAACTTTTAGCATAAATTTTTATACATTGCTAGATTAATAGTAGCTCACTCCTCGCACTAAGAGCTATAGCCTCTTCTACTGGTCATAAAGGAAGGGGCTATCTTCTTGGTTTAATCTCTGCAACAGCAAGCTCTACTTCTTTTAGTCGATGAAATACCTCTTTCATATCATCGTGCATATCATCTATTTTTGTTGTTAATAATTCTATAGCTGTTGTGTTTCGCACGAGATCATCTCTTGATTGTCTACCTCTATAAGAAACAGATCCAACTGACACAAAGCAAGCTGTCATCATAGCTCCACCTACTGCTGCTATTACTTCAACCACTTTACGAGTCCTCAATATATGTCTATTATGACAGAAAAGGCTTATGACAGTTAAGAAACCTAAAAATCTTTTGCAAAAAATTAAAGAAAAGATTGATGATAAAGAAGAACAATTTGAGTATATCTCAATAGCAGTCAGGCTTTTGGTAGTTTTTTGGAGTGGCCTTCTCGTTACAAGCAATTACTTGCCTAAGATTCCCGGCCTTACTACAGGAGAAAAACAGGATATAACATTCCCGGCCAGCTTGTTAGCAACGGCACTTAGTTCTTTCGGGCTAGAGCAAGCTAAGAAAGGTAGCAAGAAAGACGATAAAGTTGCACAAAACGAAGGTATGGTTCAGACTATAAGGGTAATAACACCTATCAAAATAGAAGGTGCTGAAGTAATCGACCCTAAACCTAACAAATGAAAAGACTTCTTCCGTTTTTGTTTCTTGTATCAGCACCAGCTTATGCTGATATAACATCACAAATTAGTTCTAGCGTAAAGCTAGAAGTTGCTGCTGCTGGTACTACGGCTGATCGAATTGGTAACTCATATTCTGTTTCTGGAACAGGAGTCACAACCACAGATGGAACAACTGCTGGGAGTCTAGGAGGTTTAGGTGCAGCAACTAACGGAGTAAACGCTTATACAGCAATTACAGCAAGTCAATTAACAGATGGTGAATCATTCTCATATACAGTCTCACATACGACAGGTGATACTATTGCAACATCTCTTACTGTTGGTGAAGTAAGTCCCTTTGGAGACTTAACGAGTACTTCGGGAGGTACAGCAACAAACCTAGCTGGTACTATTGATAACCATGTAATTGGCATAACAGCAGGGTCAGCAGGTACTACGGCAACAGGTTCTTATGTTACATCTGTGACTGTGGACTAAGATGAGCTATGCGAAAGCTTTTATTTTTATTTTTTATATATGCTTTACCAGCTAACGCAAATATTGTGCCAAACTTTACAACCGGCACAATGTCCTCAACCACTAATACTCAAACTACAATTACAGAATCCGTCACTAGCAAAGATTATAAAACTGGCTATGAATACACAGTTACAGGCACAGGCATTAGTGCAAATGGTGACATTTCCCCAGATGCAGTTAATGTTACAGGAACAGTAGGAGGTCAAACATATACATGGAAAGGAGCAGATATGACAACAAAACCAGATTGGACTCTTACAAATCCAACATCAGGAGATGCCTTTCAATTTACAGAAACATATTCAGCCCCCGGCCTTCAAAACGTCACAACCATAAATCGCACCATCGAAACGGAATCCGTAGTTACTACTACCTCTGTCTTTCAATAGCTTTTTTACCAGCAAGTGCTTTAGCTAATGCTGTTAGTCAAAGCAATAGTGGATCTGTAACTAACCAAAACTGGAATGTAAATAACGGAAGCTTTCACACTAATCAATTTGGTGGAGGTGTTGTATGTCAAGGAGCAATGATGACCATAACTCCGTTTACTACATTTAATTCAAATTATCGCAAGCCATATCGAGATTACTATTACACTCCTGTTTATGATGAAACAGATATTGTTGGTGACTTTGATGATGATGGTAATCCTATAGGAGATGGTACACCTGATAACCCGGGGGATATTCTTTTCTATCAACAAAACTACTCTGGTACAAATAAAGATAGTTTTGCACTTGGAACAGGAATTACATTAAATTTTAGTATTCCATTAGATCGTCAATACACAAGAAAATGCAAAGAAGCAGCGCAAGTGCAGAATGATATAAACAAACAAAAACTTAAAAATTTAGAGCTTGATTGGCATATGGCACGTTTGCGTCATTGCGGAGAGAAAGCAATTTCAGGTATAAGATTTAAAAAAGATAGTCCATATTACGATTTATGCTCTGATATTGAGATAGTCCCTAAAGCTAATCAAGTTTTACCACATAATCATAAAATTGACTTAAAACCACAAAAATAGCCCCTTCAGAATCGCTTGTAAGGGGCTTGTAAAAAAGTCTGCTTATGTTTATACCTTCGATTTTGGCTCTTTTTTCTTTTTTGTCAATTTTGTCATTACTTGCTTAACAAGAGGTTTAACTAGCTGTAAAACAAGCGGTGCAGAAGCACCAACCAAAGCAAGACTAAAAACACCAACAAATTGATTAGCAGAAGGGATGTATTGATCTTTGAAGGGTACGTCTTCATAGATAGTTATGCACTCTGTCCCATCTAAACGATGTCCTACCACTATTTCCAACTTCTTTGCATTTCTGTAATCGCCCTTGCGCTGGTCTTTTGAGCTTGGACACTCTGGAATTACTATCTTTGCTTTTTCTTTTGGTAGTTCTGGTCTAGTTGTTGGTGATTTTATTGTTTCGTCTGCTTCTTTTCTTTTTTCTTGCTCTTTTGACTCTATAATTTCAATTCTTCTTCTGTCATATAACATTGGTTGGAACGTAGGCATTGATCCATAAGGGCAAGAAATCATTGTTCCTGTAGGATCATCATTATATAAAGCAGTATTTTTTGGGGAGGCATCTCTGTGATACCTTACACAACCCGGTAATTTTATAGATGGAGGAGGTACATTTAAAACTTGATAAGGAGTATGTAGTGGTAAATCTATTTTTATTTCTGGTATAGAAATCTCAGGAATTTCCATCTTCTATATCTCCTATAGAAATAGACCAACCATCTTCTCCAAATTTACCTTTTTCTATAATCTTGGGTTTCTTTACTTTTTTATCTAATTCTTCGTGATATTTTTTTATGTCGTTATCTAGTTCTAAATTAAATTTTTGCATACGCAACCAATAAATAAACTTATCTATATAGTATTTAACTAATTTCTTTAAAAATCCAAAGATCATTCATTTTTTAAATGGTATTGGTAATGATTTACCTGTTGTACTTGGTAAAGCATTATCAAGAACATCAGGCATAAGTCCTTGTACGTTTTCAAGTACTTGATTCATCATCTTTGCTTTAAACTGCTCGCTGGTTACATACTTATATGTAAAGAAACCACCTCCTAATATTCCTAATACTAAAACAGTAGATAATATAGAAAGATAGTTACAAATTTTTTGAAACATGATTAAACAGGCATTAATTAAGGCAAGCGTACCAATAACATTTATGGTGCTTTTTTTAATTATAGGATTAGCTCCTCTTTATGTCATGTATGGAGTTATTGATAGAAATATCCCTATAAAAACTAAATAATTTTTATATTAAATGAGATAGATATACGATCTTCATCAGTTACATTCATCTCTACACGATGACTCAAATGTGCAGGGAAAATACATAAAGTTCCATCATTGTATTTTGGTACATAGTCCGACATTGTATTTTGATTTTCTGTATGCTCCCATTTTGTAGCAGCATTTAAACTAGCAGTTTGTAATCCAGTTTCATTGTTTTCAAAAACAAACACTCCTGTTTCTTTGGTTTGTTTAATCCATAAGACACCGCTTAATTCTACTCCAGCGTGTTTATGAGAAGTGTTATAACAATATTGACCATTCACATTAACCCACATTTGAACAATTTTAATAGGTCGAATAATCTGAAATTCTTTAACCAACTCATTTATAGCTGACAAAATTTTATTTTTAAAAGGAAAAAAACTATTTTCCAAAAAAATTTCTTTTGATTCACTTTGATAACCACCACGATTTGAAATCATTGTTCCATAGTCAACTTTTTGGTAGTTATATACCCAACTAATAAGATCTTGTTTGTATGAAGAAAAATCTTTAATATTAGCAAGTGCTATTTGTGCTGGAAATAAGTATTTTGAATGTGATTGAATTAAATGTTCAGTCATTTTCTTTGCCCCAAATTTGTATTGTATATCTAAATTTATTTGGATAATGATTTATTGATGTAACAAGATGTTGTTGATTTTGATTATTTATTATCATTGTATTTTGTTTTGGAACAAGTCCTTTATATATGTCTGAATCATTGTCTTTCCATAAAAAAATACCACCGTTACTTGCATCCCAAGTCTCGTTTAAATATATAGTTGCACCAACATCATGCAAATGATCGTTATGAAGATTTATACCACTATTAACTTGCCAAATACAATATTGTAGAGAAAGTTTCATAGTCTCTACAAAATAATCTTGTATTTCATTTATAATATTATTTGCTGTTTGATTTGGTATATCACATTGAAGACAAGAACCATTCATACCTCTTGTAAGATTAGGCTGCCATTTTTGTATATTAGTAACCCAAACTTTTTCTTTTTGTAAAGTTAGTATTTCTTGTGTAGTTTTATTTAGAAGTTTTTTTGATAGTGAATTATTTACTATCTGCATTAAGAATCTTTAGGGAAATTGTCTTTTACTTTTTTTACATCTAAATACCAAGTACCAGTTTTAGCTGCATCTCCAAGTTTACCAGAATTAATATCATGCCAAAGCATATCTAATTGTTCTTGTATAGGTGCGTAAGATGGTTTCTCAGGATTAGTGCTAGTAGTTCTCTCAATTCTGTATAAATTTAAAGCGGTATCTGCATTTAATTTAGTAATTGATGCTTTTACTTTTTCATCATCTAGCTCTATTTCATTCATATCCTTATCAAAAGCACCTTTTTCATCATCAATATAAACAGCTTCTGGATACGCATCTGCAACTGCAAGAAAATTGTAAGGTGGTTGATAAACACTCATTGCATAAAACCCCAAGTAGAAACTAAATATTTAACTCCTCCTATTGGAGGATTACCTCTGTGCGTATGTGTATAAGCAGCAGGGTATATTAATACTTTACCAACTTCTGGCAAAATTTTCTTTTTATAATACTTAAATTCTGTTTCACCATTAATAAAATTATTATTCAGATAAATTTGTATAACAAGAGTTCTATAAATATTATGTGCATTACTTTGTTCACAATGCCAATCAAAAAAACCACCATGTTCTGGAATTTTTTTAAATTTTAAACAATTTATTAAAAATTTATTATTTTTTAAAACACTATATTCCTCTACATAATGATTTACACAATTTTGTATTTTAGGATAAATATTATTTAAAGAAAAACTATTTATTGGATGTGTATAATTATCTGCTGTATTAAAAGTATGATGAATAACATTCATATCAGTATTTTTATTTTCATCAATTAATAAAGAATTTTTTTCTAAATTTAAAATGTAATTAATTATTTCTTGACATTGTTTTTCAGAAAAAACATCAAAATATTCAATTATAAAATCTTCTTTCTTATGTTTTAAATTATAGGTTTTAGTTTTATTAATTTCATAAATATTTATCAAGCTCTAATCTCCATCGCAGTTATATTAGAAGGACACTGGGCTGAACCATCGAAAGATCTTCCGTGAAATAACCAATGTTGATAGTTTGAACCTGATGGTCTTCTTATGACAACTTTATAACTTTGATTTGCAGTGCTATTTGGATTATGAACAACACTATTGCTTAAACAAAGCAAATCATCATCATTAGTACAACGGCCTTGTCCAGTTACACGGTTAAAACTATTATTACCCAACATATTTAAGTTTGTAGGATCACTAGGAATAATATCAGTAGTATTGTCTGCTTGTGTACCATTAAATATATCAGCACCATTACACTGCAATTTACACTCAACTATCAATCCACCATTGTTAACTGAAGTAGAACAATATACATGAAAACGAACTAATATAGAACTATTAGATGCAGTAGGAGTAATATTACAATTCAATCCAGTATCAATCCAACTGTTGTAGTATCTAAAAACCCAAGCCCCTGTTTTTGAAGAGCTTTGTACTTGAGCAATTTTAGAAGCTGCTGGTGCTGATGATAAAGTACCACCGCCCCCAGAAAAAATTATTGGCATTATTCTGTTGGGTCAGGTGTGACGGTTACTTCTGGTTTTGCAACAGTAGATGTAGGTTCTACATCAGTTTCTAATACCTTTTCATTGTGGGTATCTATCTGTGCTTGTATTCTGTTTTGTATTTTTGTAACTTTATAATCCATAAAAGTATCTTTTACCCAACCAACAATAGTGTCTTCGCCTGTAGAAGTAAATGCTTTATCACTTCCTATTATTGTTGAATATGCTTTAAAGTCTGAGCCAACAGCAGCTTTGTTTCCTGTAAAAATACAGCTTTGTGTTTCCATTTTTGTTACTGAGCCTTCAGTGCCAAAAACTTCTACAATCACTTCCTTTATAAACTCATCATCATTAGGATCAGATTTTACAGATTTTACTCTCCAAGAAAAAGTTGTTGCCATGATTTTAAACTTTTATCTAAGTATAACAAACAAAGATAAATCAAACAAAGCGTTATTAACGAATAAAGTATTCTTCAACAGTATCGCTAACATCTCTCATTTTAATCCACCGATCATTTACAATTTGTCCTTTTAATGTTTTTACCTGTCCAACTAAACCAATAATTACCCACTCGTCACGATCATGTCTTGGAACATATGCTTTAGATGAATCAAAATCAGGATTCATACGATAATGCGTATATTTATTACCTTTACTATCATGCGTTGATATTTTAGCATCACTTGGAACAGTTACGTCTGAAGGTATTGCATGAGATTCATAGCTATGCAATTCACCATCTGCATCAGTCCATTCAATAACATTATGGTCATCTAAAATAAAACAATCAAAATCATCTGTTAAATATTTACCATGCCATTTATTCCAAGCTGTATTACCAATAGTCATAGAAGCTTGACCAGCAGCTTTTGGTCTTACAACACCTATAATATTTTCTACAGCATCACTAGATGTAGCTGCTCTTACCTTGTTATTTTCTAATACAACTGTTGTTCCAACAGGTATAGCTGATCCTGTAGATGATTCAAAAAATTCTGCGTAGTCAGCACCGTTGTTATTCCATGTACCATCTGCATAAGCGTTACCATCACCTCTTAAAGTAAATTCACGATCAGCACTTGAAGCATGACCTGAGTCAAAAGCACAAAAGTTATTAGCTGATGTTGCACTTCTAGAACCATGAAACTTTAATCCATCACCAACGTAGTTAGTATTAGTAGCGTTTAACCATAGTACTAAGTCGTTATGACTTGATTGGTTAATTCTGCTTCTCTTATATAGTATTGTTCCATTTGTATCTATGTTCATTATCTCTTGGTTATTAGCCCAAAGTTCTAATTGACCATCACCATTTTGTGCAACACCTGTATCACTATCTCCTAAAGCTAAGAAGGCATTTCTTGAAGCTGGAGTACCAGTTACACTTCCTGTATTTAATGCCATTCGTGTTCCTAAGTTGATTGGAAGTCTTGCATTTGATAATGTGCCAGCATTAATATTGCCAGCGTTTAAATAATGTGAACCATGCTGACCATCTAATAAATCACTATCGAGTCCGCTACCAGCACCGTCATTAGCTTCATTCCAAAGCTTATGCCAGCCATAAGTTGTTGTATTCCATCTACCTTGTATATAAGCAAGTGAAGTTTGTCCAGCACCCATTGTAATACGCATACCATACCTAGCTGACCCATTGGTATAGTGCATTGCTTGAAAACCTTGCCAATGTGATGTACCACTAGGCTGACCACTTGGATTGCTCCATGTGTCAAAGAAACAAGAACCAAAATCCCAAATTGTTGTATCAAAGTTTTGATTACCCCAACCCTGAGAACCAATCCAATAGTTTTGATCTGAAGTTTGATCTTCTCTTCCAGAAAAAGCACTTGATCTAGCAGAAACATTCATTACAGAACGCATACTGCGTAAATCTATAAATCTTATGTAATCATCTTGCGAAGCATAAAACTTACAGTCAGAACCAGTACCAGTATCATCGGCTGTTGTGTTGAAATAATTAGCAAATATATAACCAGCAGCATTTCTAGAAACAATAGTAGAATTACTAGCACTTTCACTCCAAGTCCTACCATCTAAGTTATCAGCATCTAGGCCAGATCCAGAGCCGTCATTACCAGCATGCCAAACTCTGTTTGATACATTGCCCATTGACCAACCACCAACCGCAAAATCATTAAATCCACCATCTAATCCAAAGTAAGCAGCAAAGTCTCCAGCAACATGAAATGCCATGAAAGCATCTGCTTGTGCAGTGCCTTGGTAAACTTCTAATGATGCTTGATGTCCTGATGATGTAACTATAGTTGAACTAGAAGGCCATGTAGTTTTATTTTGGTAACTTGTTACGTTGTTATCAGCGTCTAATCTTAAAAAACTACTACTATCAATAGAATCTAAAGTTGTTGCATTTATACCAAGAGCATTAATATTAGCTGCTGTTATTCCTAATTGACTAAATGTTGGATTGTTTCCTTCGTGATAAATTGCATATTTATTTGCACCTAATGACCACCCACCTACGGCTAACTTATTGGTATCAGCGTCTAATCCAAAATAAAAAGCAAAATCTGAACCAGTATGAAATGCCATAAACGCATCATTTCCAGAACCTTCATTAAAGACTTCAAAAGCACCTTGATTTCCAGAAGATGTTGCTATTGTGTCGTAGTTATAAGTGGCATTAGCTTTAAACTCTATTCTTTGTGGTGCTTGAGCATCATTAACATCTGACCTTAAGAAACTGCCAGAACTAATCCCATCTAAAGTATCCGCATCTAGTCCACTACCAGCCCCATCATTTCCAGCATGAAATATCTTGTTACCGCCAATTTGAACATTAGTGGCATTATTAGCAGTTTGGAAATTTATAACTCTTGTGCTTGGTGTAACATCTAGCCAAGTAGCCATGCTGTTCGCACTAGAGCCGTTTTGAATACCAAAATATAATTTATTTCCATTATGTGCCATTGCTGCTGCGTCACCTGTGCCACCACCATGAACGAAAACACCTGTTGCACCCCATCCACCGCCATCTATTATACCTCCAAAACCACCACTACTTGCACCAAAACTGTCTGGATCCAAAGAACTTCTACCAAATGTCATAGAACCTGATGTTTGTGCATCAGTTGTGTCTGACCTTAAGAATGGCAAATCTACTGCTTGATAACCGTCTAAAGTATCCGCATCAAGGCCACTTCCAGCCCCATCATTTCCAGAGTTCCAAACTGTACTTCCATTAATTCTAACGTCACTAGCACCATGCACACTTAACTCACCAGTTGTTGCTCCTCCTCCATATATTCTTGTTACACCATTATTACTATTTGAATAACCAATATATAAACCATCATTTTTAGAATTTGAAGCATTATTTCTTATAACTCTCATTGATGGATAACCATCATTAGTTGCAAAATCTACTGGCATATTCCCAGCAGTACCACTCCATGTAAGTGTGTTATTAAAACTATCAGCAGCATCAGACCTTAAGAACTGTGTGCTGTCTAAGTTGTCTAAAGTGTTTGCGTTATTAACAGTAAGTCCTGTTAGGTTTGAGCCATCTATTGCTGGTAATGTTCCTGTTAAATTTGCAGCGTTTGTATAATAAGAGCCATGTTGACCATCTAAAGTATCTGCGTCTATGCCATTACCAGAACCTTCATCAGCAGTAGTTAATACTCTATTTCCATCTACTAGAAAAACTCCACTTCCAGCAACACGATCAAAATGTAAGTCCTCACCTGTACTTTGCTGTTTTAATTGCCATTTTAATGAACCATTATATTTAAAACCCATTAAAGTTCTACTGCCATCAGATTCAAAATTAAAGTCATTACCATTTGCATTAAAAGTTGTTGTAACATTAGACCTTAAAAAACTACTTGCTTGTAAACCATCAACAGTGTCAGCATCTAGACCACCGCCAGATCCCATATTAGTTGCGTTCCAAATCGTATAATCATTTCCTCCTACACTCCATTTCAAGCCATTAGAACCATTACCTAATTTTAAACTTTCCCCTGCTTCATCATTAGATAATTCTAAATATCCGTCATTATTCCATTGTATATATGCTTTATCAGTTGTACCTTCTTTAAATCTTATATAAGGTGCGTTTGACCCCTGCAATACAATTTTTCCATTATCTGAACCATTAATAAATAATGGATATTGGTTGTTATTAGTAAGAGTTAATCTACCACTCGTTGTATCATCTGCATCTGATCTTAAGAAACTACTACCTTGAACACCATCTAACGTGTCAGCATCAAGTCCACTTCCAGCACCATCAAGCCCAGCATCCCAGACTTGATTTCCACCTCTTTGTAATGCTCCACCGTTTGATTGTAAATTTAAAGCAAAACTAGCAAAGTCAGCAGCTCTAGCTGCTTGCATAGCAACTTTGTAACCACCACCAGCACCTAAAGATGCGACATATAAATAAACATCACTTCCTCCAATTCTGCAATGTGCATCTGCATCGCTATCTAAAGCTGAAGGTCTACTTAAACTATTACCTATAACTGTCTTTCCTTTAATTTGTGTAGTTCCAGTACCATTAACAGTTAAATTGCCTGTAGTAGTTACATTTCCGACAAGTGCATGAGTTATTGTGCTAGTGCTTTGATCTCGTGTAATTCTTCCAACTTCAACGCCATCAATTCTGTGCCTTAATGTGCTGGCATGACCATTGTTTCCTTCGTCAACAGCAATAATTAAATTATCTCCGTTATCATCTATTGATATAAAATTATCTCTATTATAACCATCTCGTAATTGTATTTTTGGAACACCTCCTTGTGTTGTTGAAGTGATTGAAAAGGTTGGATTTCCACTTTTTGTAATCGCTGTATCTCCAGTTAACGTACCACCAGCAAGAGGTAGTTTGGTTGCTATTGAGTTGGTGACAGTTGTTGAAAAGTTAGCATCATCTCCAAGTGCTGCTGCAAGTTCGTTTAATGTATTTAATGTACTAGGGCTAGAGTCAACTAAGTTTGATATTGCTGTATCTGTATAAGCTGTTGTTGCAACTTTGGTAGAATTATCCCCTGCTGATTGGGTTGTTGCTGTAACTCCGTTAATTAAATTACCATTTGCACTTGATAATAAAGTGTCTAATCTTGTTCTAGTCGCTGCAACATTTACTCCATCAACATCTCCAGAAACGACTATATTCCCTGTAATTGTTATACCGCTTGAGTTTGTCTTAAGTTTTTCTTGCCCTGCGTATCTAAGCTGAACTTCACCATTATGTTTAAATCTTAAGTCCGTGCCACCTGACCCTACATAGGTCATAACATAATCAGCATTTGCATTACCACCTTCAAAATATTGCACAAAGGATTCATTACTATTAGTAACCTTTAAACCAGTACTACCAGTACCAGTTGTACTTTCAGAAACTATTTGACCTGTTACGTTAATACCAGCACCAACATCTAAATTAGATGAAAAAGATGCAGCACCACTAAAGGTATGAATCATTCCTGATGACGCTATTACATATCTATCTTGAGGATTATCTATATCTCTTATTTTAAAATTTCCATTTTCATTTCTTATCTCAAAATCATTTTCATTGTTTTCATCATTTAATAATATTGTTGGTAAAGCACCTGATATTTGAAGTTGACCAGTTGTTTGTATATTTTGCCCACCAAAATTAGGAGAAATCTTAAACCCAGATATTGCTGCATTTGCGTTTATATCAGTATTTACAATAGTTCCATCAAGGATTTGCGTTGATGTAATACTTCCTGACTCAACTAAATTAACCTGTAAAACATTACCAGCATCATTTTTTGTAAATAATTTAGGATTGCCATCTGTTCTTAGTGCTACCTCTCCTACTACTAAATCACTCGCAGATGGATTATTACCAGAACCGCTTTTTAACTTAATTGTGTTTGCCATTTGACAGCCTCCTTAACGGTTTATAGAAATTTAAAATGAACCCCCATTAATATCAAAACCACTAACCGATTCATTTTCTAAGAATGTTACTAAATCAGAAAAAGCAACTTGTTTCATAACCCCTGCATCATTAACAACCATACGATCTGTTGCTGTTAGAGTTGTTGCTGTTACAGACGAATCACCATCCACTATACTCAACTCGGCAGTAGTAGATGTACAACCATCGAGTTTATTTAGTTCAGCAGTTGTTGTGGTCAAACCATCTAAGATTTGCACCTCTGTTGATGTCAAATCAGCCAAGCTATCTGCTGTTGCTTGAGCCATCGTACTAAGCTCTGTCAGCTTATCTGTGTGAGGCTCAACATCCGTTCCAATCGCAACACCAAGATTTGTCCTTGCTGCTGATGCTGTCGATGCGCCAGTACCACCATGAGCTACTGCTATATCAGTTGCGTTCCAAACACCAGTTCCAATAGTACCAACAGATGTTAAATAAGAAGTAAGTACGCTAGATCCTAAAGTTGTTTTACTAAGTACCCCTATACCATCAATTCTATATATTTTATTAGCTGCAAGTTCTATATGTTCTGAAGATGTCCAACTATCAGTTGCATCAATCCAGTTAAATGTTTTATCAGTAGAACCTTTTAAGGTAATACCACCACCAGAAGCAGCCGAATCACTTGGTGATGCAGTTGAACCGAGTTCTAAATTTTTGTCATCCAAGGAAACTGTTGTGCTGTTCACAGTGGTCGTAGTACCGTTTACTGTTAAATTTCCTGATACGACTAAATTTTGAGTACAAGTAAACCCAGATACTGTCGCTGATGATATATCAAATCCACCTGTAAATGTTTTATTGCCTGAGATAGTTTGTGCGCCTGTTTTATTAACAAAAGCACCATCTCCACCAATAGCCAAAATTGATGATGCAGCACCTCCAGCACCCCCTGTACCCTCTCCGTAATACAACGTATTATCAACTTCGTTAAACGCTAATTCTGCATTTTCTAAAGTACTAGGTGCGCCAGCACTACCGCTAGTTCTTCTTTTTATTCGTACTGTGTTTGGCATGGCTTACTCTGGGTAAAAAGCTGTTGTAGCAATAGATTTCAAAAATTTCCTCCATCGGTTAATTCCGTTGGAGTAACTGTTGAATCTGCAATGTAACTTTGAGCAGAACTACTGAAACGTATGATACTGCCATCAACTCTATTGCTTTCATCCAATATTATACCCTTTGCACCTTGTGCGCCTGCTGTTACTACTGAAACTGTTTTAGTTTCTCCATTTACAGTAACTGTATTTTTAGTAGTAGCAACAGAAATCTTAGTACTCATCTTGTATAACTTTGTGATACTGTAATCTTACCTTCAACATAGTATTCTTTCAAACCACTTGTGTTTGTTAACATTATGTCATAATACAATTCGTCTGGGAAATTAACAGTTTGTTCATCTGTAAGAGATAGAAAAAACTTACCAGCAATTTTATTATCGTAGGTAGAAGTTACAGTAAAATCTGCATACTTACATTCCCTTTCTTTATCCCAAGCTTCTGCCTCAATAGTAAAACCAGTTAAATCCATTGGAACTACAGAGCCATTTGCTTGAGTAGAAGACAAAATATATTCTTCATTCCACTCTGCTGCCCTTTGTAAAGTAAAATTTCTTAGTCCGGGGTTTACAGCCATTAGCTAACAGGTTTTAATTCTGTCTCTGAGGCTCTTGTGGGTTCAACCTCAGTAACAGGTGGTTCAATTTTATTAT